AACTTTCGCTATCCAAGGGGGACAGAATGAGTGAGTACAGGTACAACGCGGAGATCATCCGCTGCGTTGACGGCGACACCGTGGACGCTTGGATAGACGTGGGCTTCGACATGCGAATCAAGCAGCGCCTTAGGCTGCATGGGATCGATACCCCAGAAACACGGACCCGGGACCCCATCGAGAAGAAGGTCGGACTGATGGCCAAGGCCCGCGTGCAGGAGCTGCTCGAGGTCGGCAAGACGTACCCGATCTGGACCGTTGAGAAAGGTAAGTTCGGCAGGTACCTCGCCCGGATATACCTCGATGAGGCCCGTAATCAATGCGTCAATGACATGCTGGTCGAGGAAAACCTCGCATCGATCTATTTCGGCGGCTCCAAAGCCGATATCAAAATTGCCCTGAACCATATGTACAATAGACTCAGAAAGAAAGGAGTGGAGCTGTGAACGACGAAGACAAAGCATTGATGACTCTTTTGAGTGGCATGGCCATGCATGCGCTGCTCACGCGCCACGGGGCAAAACTCGATCCAGACGTTTTGGCTATCGAGTCCGTGGACTACGCCGGGGAGCTGCTGCAGCACGTGGAGGAGTACCTGCGCCATGACGATTAAGAATGAGAAAGCAGAACTCAGAGAGCGCCTCGAGAAGGATATCGAGGCTTTCTTGAATGACGGTGGGCGCATCAAGAGCATACCGGCAGGGCTGTCGGCCCAAGAGGCAAAGTACTATACAACCAAGGGTGGTGTACCACGGTCCACGGACAACCGGACGGTCTGGCGGGAGTATGATGCCTATGGCAATCCGACAAGGAAAAAGGAGTTTTAGGGGTGTAACGCCGTGTTACGTCTGTTTTGCCCTTATAGCATTGTTTCCTGAAAAAAAAGGGTATTAAGGTGTTTTTTGTCAAAAACAATGTAACAGACGTTACACTTCGTTAAGTGTATGTTTTATATAAGGAAATCTGTAACTTTTGGTGTAACACCTATTTTTTAACAGACGTAACAGTGTATACAAAATAGAAATCGATACGAGACGTACCTCCACTTTTAATTTATTGATTAATAAAAAATTTTTCTGAGAAACAATGTATATAGAACGGTTGCAAAGCGGAAATCTGTGAATGAGCGACAATTCTGAAAAGCCTGAAAATGCCAAATCTGCCGTTACACGGCGTAACACCATCAAAGCACGCTGTCACAGCGTCGGACATACTGCCTCCGGGCGCACTCGCTATCCTTTTGCTGCTATGGTGGTAAATGATTTCTTTGTGCTGATGAGCCAAGAGAGAGCCGTCAAAGCACGTAACGCAATAGCCACGTTCAAGGCTAAGAACCCCGGCAAACAATTCACTGTCTACCAATTCAAGCCCGGCATCTGGGTTTGCAGGAGAATTTCATGACGAGTAGTTCCAAACGCATGGCGGAGCTGTTCAACAGCAGCCCCGTAGAACCTGATAAGAAAAAGCGGTCGCTTGAAAAGCGGCTGCAGGCTGACGTAGGTGAGCTGAAGGATCAGGAGAAGGCTGTTACGCCGCAGCAATGGAAGTTCATCACAGAGCTGGTAGACGGCGAAGGTAAACAAACACTGAAGCAGGCGGCCATAGCTGCAGGCTACAACCCCAAGACCGCCCACAAGGACGCACACGCCCTGACAGACCCGAGACAGAACCCTCAAGTGGTGGCAGCCATCCAGCAGTATCGAAAGGACGTGGCCGAGAAATACGGCACGAACATCGAGAGGCACCTGCGCGACCTGCAGAACATCCGCGATGCTGCACTGGATGCAGGGAACTATGGCGCCGCTGTCACTGCAGAGTACCGCCGGGGACAGGCACTGGGCACGATCTACGTGGACAGAAAAGAGATCAGGCACGGCACGATTGACAGCATGAGCGTCGATGAGGTGCGCCGTAAGCTTGAAGAGATCAAGGCAATGTATGGCGGCCCGCCACCTAAACAAATCATTGACGTGACGCCTGAGGACCTCGAGGACGATCCTGAGGTAGAATCAGAACCTGAAGAGCCATCAATCATTGAGCAATTCAGGGATGCCGAAAAAGCCAGAGTCGAGCCTGCATCAGAGAGTGAAGGAGAACCTGCCGAACGTAGTGATCACGAGGCTGGAGAACCGGGTGGGTTTGGGCCTGCCGGACTGCCTGATCGCGATCCCGAACGGGGGTTTCGTGATGGTGGAGCTGAAGGTGGTGAGCCGGGGACGCAAGGTCCGGCTGAGTCCGCACCAAGTGGCGTTCAACCTGAAGCACGGCATGATGGGCTTGCCGACGTGGATTCTGGTGCAGTATCACCCGAAGGGCACCACCAGACGCACTGAGATCGAGCTGAGGCTTTATCACGGCAAACAGGCGGTATCCCTCATGGAAAGCGGAATAGACGTGCCAGCGGTCCTCCAGTGGCCTCTGGCAGCCGTTGACTGGGATGCCCTGAGGTCCAGACTGACGCAGCCGTATAACACTGACTGATCCATTTCTGGTCTACTCACTTCCATTTTCCTGCCACGCCGCGGCACTTTAAATAAACCAAGAAAGGACAGGCGGGCGGTCGGGGCCTGAACCATAATGGGGGAGACCCCGATTTCGCGTCGAAATTGGTCAAATTTTGACCATCCCCCGGGAAGCCCGGGCCGAGGCCCTCGAGGCGCCCGACCACAACATGTAGTGGTTGCCCCCGGTCCGCGGCCCTCGGATCACGTAAGTGCTTGATTTATAACGAATCACTAATTCCGGTAATTACTATTACCGGAAGTAACGGGTCCCTTTTGGCCAATCCGGTACGTCGATCGAGCGTTCGTTCGATGGATTGATCAAAAATCGACCACTGTCCGCGCCGCCGGGGGTTAAGACAGATTTCACATAAATAATTCTGGCCGAAACAAAAATGGCTTTTGATGTTTCACGTGGAACACCTTGAAACCCACCCCCTTTGTCTGGAAAATCAAAACCCGCAAAAATTTTTGCAAAATTCAAACGAAAACGGGTCCTTATGCAAGCAGCTCAAATACCTCCTGAGATAGAAGCGGAACAACTCAAGCTAGAACTCAGGCTGGCTTTGCTAGAAGCACAAGAACACGGCAGGGATTCTTTTCTGGGTTTCTGCCAATACGTCTGGCCAGAGGCAATCCTGTCCAGTCACCACGAGAAAATGGCCGCGGCCTTTGATCGTATAGCCGACGGCACGCTGAAGCGGCTGATAATCAACATGCCGCCCAGACACACGAAGTCTGAGTTTGCATCTTACCTGCTTCCGGCGTACATCATGGGCCGTCGTCCGACGACCAAGATCATCCAAGCGACCCACACCGGCGAGTTAGCCGTGAGGTTTGGCCGGAAGGTCCGTAACCTGATGGAGCTTGATACTTACCAGCAGTTATTTGACGCGGTGCAGCTCAAAGCGGACAGCAAGGCTGCTGGACGGTGGGACACGAACCACGGTGGGGAATACTTTGCTGTTGGTGTAGGCGGTGCGATGACGGGTCGTGGTGCGGACCTCTTGATCATTGACGATCCGCACTCGGAACAGGACGCCCAGTCCCAGCTGGCGCTAGACAATGCGTGGGAATGGTATACCTCTGGACCTCGATCCCGACTGCAGCCCGGTGGCGCGGTAGTCATTGTGATGACCCGTTGGGGTACGAAGGACCTGACTGCACGCCTGATCAAGGCTCAGACCTCACATAACGCGGACCAGTGGGAGGTTATTGAGTTTCCTGCTGTGTTTGACGAGGGCGAGGAGAACGAACGTCCGTTATGGCCATCCTTCTGGAAGCTGGAGGAACTCAAGGCTGTCAGGGCGTCGTTATCGGTCCAGAAATGGAATGCCATGTACCAGCAGCGTCCTACTGCGGACGAGGGCGCGATACTCAAGCGGGAGTGGTGGAACATCTGGGAGCATGACTATATGCCCCGTCTAGACTACATCATTCAGTCTTACGACACGGCTTACTCGAAAAAGGAGACGGCTGATTACTCTGTCATTACGACGTGGGGCGTGTTTTATCCCAGCGAGGACTCGGGGCCACATATCCTGCTGGTAGATGTAAGAAAGGGGCGCTACGACTTCCCTGAGCTTAAACGGCTGGCCAAGGAGCAGTATGACTACTGGCAGCCTGATAATGTCCTGATCGAGGCCAAAGCGACAGGGACCACGCTTCAGCAGGAACTGCGGCGTGTTGGTATTCCTGTCACGATGTACTCTCCCGGCGGTCGGCGAGCGGGGCAGGATAAGATATCGAGAGCCAACTCTGTCGCGCCGATTCTGGAGTCTGGCATGGTCTGGGCGCCTGAAACTCAGTGGGCTGAAGAGCTGATCGAGGAGTGTGCGGCCTTTCCGAATGGCGACAATGACGACATGGTGGACAGCACGACGCAGGCTCTGATGCGATTCCGAGCAGGCAATTTCATCTCGCTGTATTCAGACGAACCCGAGGAAGACTCTACCGGAGACCTTGTGCCTGAGTATTATTAGGATAGAATGGCCGGACTACTAACGAATTAAGGGGACGCCCTTATGCCCGGTCCTTCCGCTCGAGAGATGCTCTCGA